TATGTATGTGATACGTTTGTTGATGTTACTTTTGCTATTGTTTTACTTCTTACAATATCATCATCTTGAGGTTTTGCTGTGCCATCTCCTGCACTCATTAATAAATCACCTCTAGCTACTGTTGTTGCTTTAGCAATCCTTATGACCATATCACCTGTCATTGCTATGTTCATGTCGTTAAAATCATCATCATTATCCCAACTAACAAAAACTCCTGCAACATTAATATCACCTTCAACACTAGATATTGCCATCTTATTTAACTGTTCATTATCTTCTGTGTATGCAGGTTTTTTTACATCACCTACAGATACTCCATCAGGTAATTCATCTTCATCTGTCCACAAAACTTCTTCATGTGACCATTCAACCATTTCATCAAGGTTAGTCATCACTGTACCTTTAACAATTGTTGTGTCTTTACTGTTATCAAGTAATCTTGACCATCTAGCTAAGTGACCACCATTAAATGAAACTGTAGAACCACTTACTGATATAGTTCCCTCTACATCACCTTCTTGTTTAATTAATATTACACTGCCATCACTATCTATTCTATTTGCTATGAAAGTTGCTCCTGCTCTTGCAATAGCTAAAAAACCTTCACTTTCATAAGCCATTCCTGTAGCACTTGTATTATTTGCATCAGATACTGAATTTGGAGTTCCAGTGGTAGAAAATAAAACATTGCCACCACTGTCTATTCGCATACGTTCTGTTGATGCTGTATTGTTTGACGAGGTTGTTGCAAATTTAATGTGAGAATCGCCATCATCTCCCCTTAACACAATACTAGCATGTGACTTGCCAGTATTTACAAAAGCACCAGTATTTGGATTTCTTTGGGTATTAAGTTGTAAATTTGTACTATCAAAATCTATAAATCCAGCATTAGTAGTTCCACCAATTTGTAACGCACCAGTGCTATCAACACGCATACGTTCTGAGCCACTAGTTTCAAATGATACTGTATCAGCAGAAGGAAACCTTATAGATGTGTTGGTATCTCCATCATGTATAATTTTATCAGGGATAGTTAAATCGCCACTAATACTAGTATTACCTGATAT